GAGTGATCACTGAGTGAGTGATTACTCAGAGACAGCGTGGGATCATTTATCCTGGATTGGTAGATAACTGAACCTTATTGCTTTATCAGGCCATGTTAGAAGAATTTTACAGGTGTATACTAAACCTGTAGAGGTTACTTCTACCTGATTTGCCCTCTGAGCAACCTTATCAGTTATTTAATTTTAGGAATTCTTAATGAAGTATGTTTATTGACACTACATATTTCATCTACTAGTTTGCTGTATTTATCTGTAAATAATGTCTTATTAAATCCAGTACAGCATTTATTATACTCTTTCAGATAAGCATTTTTTGCATCATCTGGAGTATAAGTTCTTGTTTGTCTTCTACTTAATGAAACTTTTCTTCCATCATTAAGCATACCTCCGTTACTTTCTCCTATTTCTTTTATAACATTGAACCTGTGATCTTTAATCTCTTGTTCAAGTTTATCAATTTGTAACTTCTTTTCATCAATGAACCTAACTTGGATCTCAGTCTTTGCATCAAACTTAATAAAGTTATCGTCATGATCCCAATTTTTGATTATTAGATCTCTTTCTGTACTTGGTACTGGTCCTCCTTTCATGTTAGGGTTTTTCCTTGCTTCTTCTACGAAGCTCCAGAATCGGCTTGTTGCCTTTATGTAAGTCTTTATTAACTTATGGTTCTGTTCTACTACATAATGCCGTAGCTCCTCATGTGGCAACTGTACGAATACAAATATTGCATCTACATTAGGATGTACGACCAGGTAATGAATACATTGCATTAAATTCCATACAGGAATCTCGTCTGTGCCTTCTTCACCATAGTTTTTTGCAGAATATGTCCCAGGACATTTAATCTCTGCAAGTACTTTCTTATAGGTTTTACCAAAAGCTTCTATTGATTTTCCTACCAAATATGCATCAATGTGTGCATAAAGATACGGATACTTATCACACCAATGTGTACTAGTGTCTCTCCGTAGTTGATATTTAGTTGTTTGATTGATTTTTTCTAGAACTGGACCTTCTAGCCACGATCCCCATTTGACTGATGGTAGATCACTAATATCTTTTACTGCTAATTTACCTAGTTTGATACAGAATAACTCATATTGGCTAGTTGCCCAACTCTGCATTGCAGGAGTCATTATATTGGCAGCAGCATATGCATCACTACCACCAATTCCTTCTCGTCTTGAAACTTCATCATTTGCTTGAAATTCCTTACCCATGTTTACCTTTTTAGTTTACGATTAGTCTTAGTTCTGCCTTTCTCTTTTCAATTGCCAGGTGAACAGCAGAGATTATCTCAGCATTATGTCTACTTCCTTTAACTACCATACCAACGTAGGGTAGACTAAAGCCTGTTTGTACTGCAATAGGTTCTAGTTTAATACTAAACTCAGTACAGATTTCTCGTAAATTCATTGATCCTCCTTTCTGTTATGTTACCTATACTTTACATGTTATTTGATATAATGTCAAACATAAAAGGACAGTCCTGCCTGAATACTCCAGAATCACCTTACACCTGAATATTCCCTCCACTTTCCCCGCCTGAGACTGTCCTAAAATGCGCACCCACCCCTAACCCTTTTTGCTATATATCTAATCTCCCTCATGTCCCATGCGAGCTACTAATTCTGGCTCCCACCCTCATTACCGAATGTCTGATTGAACAGCGCAGTAAGTAATTACTTGATATATAGAATACAAAGCAACTTCCATGTCGCCATATTAAGCAGGACTCACTCTGCCTAATTCAATACAACCTCCCTTCTACGATCTTTGACTACTTCTATGTCTAGATCCTCTGGTGCTTCTACTAATGCAGGAGGTGTAAACTCTACAAGTTCATCCATCATAGATGTTAAAGCAATTCCTCTACCAAACAACTGGTGTGGATTAGAGTATTTCTTAAATGACTCTGTGTATGCATTTGATAGTGACCATGCATTTCTAGGATGGAACTCTGCAAAACTTGGTTCTCTCCATTCATCAAGTACTAATTTTATAGAGGAAGGAGATATTACACCACGATCCATAGACTTTACAACAAAGTCATGTATAAACGGAGAACTTAAATATTTTGCATCTCCATTCTCTCTCTGCTCTTCTTCTGGCAAAGAAAATGCTTCGTATGCAGCAATTCTGTCCTCATTGATTGCATCAAACTGTGTTAGTTCAAACAATCCTCTTGTTACCATCCTCTTTAGACGACTACCGATATGCTTGGTGTGTTTAGATGATACCTTAACTTCTCCTGTAAACTGGAGATTAGAGCAAACCCAAGTATTTAATCCTGCCAGGAACAGTAGTGCATAGGCCATATCGTGTGAATTACGACCTCCCCATACACTATTCCATTCTCTTGCTACTGTTGGGTTCTCTATATCTAATATCCAAAAGCAACGCATTGCTTCATGGGATACACCTATTTCTAAGTTCTTCCATTGGTAGCCACAGGCATCCAATTGATCCAATTGCTCACTCAGTACCTCATAGTGTGAAAGAGGAAAGTGTGTTGCAGTTGGTGGCGGTGTCTTCATCTTATTAAGGTCTGCCATAGTGACCTTTTCCTTACACATTAATCGTTCCATATTTACCTTTCATTATTATTCTTAAGCAATATGCTGTAAGAATTCCTTATATTCCCAAGCAAATTCTTCTGAGCATGTACTTGGTAGTTTGCAGAATGCTCTTCCTGCTACAATAGTGGCATATCCATAACACGGATCACCACAATACTCACAATTAGCCACATCTTCACTTTTTGGCTTTTGGTACGTCGAGGACTTTCCACTCATAACCATCCCTTTCTATATATGCTATTAGTTTAGTTATTACTGTCTGCAAGACTTTCATCTGATCATCTCTCAAGTCTTCACACTCTTCAAGACACTCAATTTTGCCTTCCATTAATGATTTAAACTCTTTAAATTCCTGGTTGAGTCTAATTACTGTATTAGCATGTACTGATTCAGATTTACTCACTTGATCAATCCATGCTTTGTTTGATGCAATTTCTTGCTTTATATTAATGATTTTTATATCAACTTGGTCATCTTCCATGTTTCCTCCTAGAATGGTAATTCATTGTTTACTAGAGACTCAAGTTCATCTCTTGCCTCCTTTTTAAATCTCTCCATCATATCAGCAACATCAAGCGGTATCTTACCACTTCCATTACATCTATCACAACGATCTGGTACTGACATACCTTCATGTGAATTGCTTGAGTAGATCATCCCTGATCCAGTACATTGTGGACATGGACCAAGTGCTGCACGTAATAGGTCTTCTAACTTTTTTATTCTGTACTCATGATCATCATTGATCTTATCTTGTTCTATGCTCATATTATCCTCTTATTGCGGTGTACACCAAGTTCACCTAATATAGCTCTCACTTTGATTGCTTTAGGTATGTCTCGATTAGAATGAAGATACTCATCATATAAAATTAATGCTTCCTTGATTAGCTCAAATGACTCTGTATCTCCTTTTGTTATTAGATTAACTACTTTTGACCTCATAGATCTCCATTCATTTTGCGGTTTGTAATGTCCTCTCCTCACACTTTAAAAACACCTCATGCACCGAAGCACATGAGGCACTTTTCTTACTTACTGGATATACTTTTTATAGGCGCAGTTCCTGCCCACTTCATACTCAGTATCTCCATCATTTTTCTGATTGGAGCTATAACACCCCATTCAATTGGCATCAATGCCAGATCAAAGATGAACGCAAATACTCTTGCAATGTATGACAACTTTTTACCTTTTAACATTGCACGTTCTTTTAACCATGCTGTAAGCATAAATGTACTTACTTTTCTTACTGGTGTGCTTGCAATTACTGCACTTGTTGCCTTGACTGCTCCACTTTTTACTAACAGTCTTATGCTTCTTCCTAGATTACTATTCATATTTACCTCTTATTTGAGATTCTTAGATTGCCACCAATTCATATAGTGTCCAGCAAAGTATGCTATCGCTATTGGAACAAGTGGAACTACTGCAATAACCACCATGATTACTGCAAACATGACTACCCAATTTGTTGGGGCAGTATTTCCTACTGCTTTATTTACATAATCTGATCCTCCAGTAATTATTACTTTCATATCATCAAATGTATTTACTTCAGTAGTATTACTCTCTTGAACTTCATGTTCATATTTTGTTATCATACGCATCTCCATTGTATGTTACTAATTACAACTGACCATCTGCTTCCATTTCTTCTTGAATTTCAGCTTCTAGCCAGTCGTCTAATAGATGACCAATTAGATCATCTGTACCATCGTCTTTATCAATGGCATCCCATACTGACATTTCATTATCAGCTTTTATGTCTACACATAGTTTTTGCAGTATATTAAAATCATTTTCCATTTACTTCCTTTCTATTAGGTTAGTACACACTTTAGTGTGTATTACTGTATAAACGAATGATTTTTTCAATCATGAGTTATCCATTGCGTTCTGCAAAAAAAACATACTGAAGGACTTTTACATCCTCCAGTATATCTTTTATTACTAAGCAGACTTTCTGCTTTTAGCACCCACAGACACATCACGATCACCAGGAGGTGCGAACATGTCATAGGCACTATCAGGATCACGTTTCACGTGCTGACTGAAAGTTTCAACAGCGAAATCACTCGAATCCTCCACCCAGAATGCTGGCGCGTTGTTCTCGCCTTGTGCATCCAGCCTGTCGTGCTTCGTGAATCTACTTTGATTCATAGAGAAGTCCAACTGACACTCATCTGTTGGAGAAGCATCCAGATCTGCACTCATTGCAGACAATAGCTCACGATCCACACGGATGTTGCCATGTAGAGTGAACTTGCTCTCGTCCTTCTTGTTACGAAGTAGGACTGCTGAGCCGAGCTGACTGGATTTAGCACGTGCCATTAATACAGCAATTTTGGCTTCTAATGCTGCTATTACTTGTTGCTCACTTGTTTTGTTACTAGACATAGTATTACCTCTATTAGAGATTAGAAAGACACACACAGTATACACAATGTATATGTATGTGGTTGTAATGAGATAGGAGTTACGAGCGAAGCGAGGCTGTCAAAACCAATCTCAAACGAAGTATTAATAACAATGGTTGAGTTAGTGTAAGTGTTGTTGGATGGAAAGAACGTGTTAGAAAGATGCACATTGTTATGTAACGTATGAACACCTTTTGGGTTAGGATAGAGGCGAGTATTGATCAGTCTATCATCAATATGTTTGAGCCGAGAGACGTGCCTCTTGGCAACCCCCATATTGTTATAACCAAGTAGATAGTCATTAACACACAGCTATTTACCATTATGCACATTAGTCTTGCAATGTTATTGGAAATGTGTTATATACTTATACTTAGATATTAAACTTTCTTTATTATAGTATGAACTTATTAAGATATAACTTATGTTATTACTAGTGTGTATCAGTGTAGTAGTAGGATAACATTAATATAGTTCTAGTCTCCCTCTATACTAGTTACTCTCCTGTAGATTCAGAACACTCATCATACTTTTACACCTCATGTAACACTTTTACCGCACAGAATAGTTTAGACCCCCCTCCCCACAAAAACGCCACCTCAGACTCCCATAAACATCCCACTCCCCTACACGGAGGGAAAATAGGTAAAGAAGAAATAACTTGACATATAATAAATAATTTCTGTATACTGTGATTTACTCTGGAGTTTGCAGGTTTGTTACCTTTTTCCTGTGACACTAGGGATTTACAAAGACCCCCTGGTTGCTTTCTCCACTAGGGGGTAACTTAAAGAGACGAGATATATGCCCGACAGCGAACTATTCATTGAGAAGTACGTAGAGACAGGCGACATACTTTGTTCTCTAGAAGAAGGTGGGTATAAGCTGAATAAGACCACAGGCTACAACCTACGGAGAAAGTTCCAAGATGAGATACAGAAGAGAGTTCACGAGCGTTTACGTGGAGGAGGCCCGAAAGCATTAAGTGTTGTTGAGCAACTGATGGTAAGTGCAGAGAGCGAGACTGTTCGATTGGGTGCAGCAAAGGATATGTTGGATCGAGGTGGTTTTAAGGTTTATGAAGATGAGAAGATGGGCAAGACAGTTGAGGAGATGGAACAACAGTTAGTTGCACTAGTTGGCAAAGATGGTGCAAAAATGTTAGTGAGTTCAGTCAGGACTCGTAAATCAATAAGTGGGCCAGAATTAACGGAGGCATAATGGCAAGAAGTAGACCAAGACGAGCTACACCAGGTTTTAAATGGGAAGGGAATAAGTTAGTTCCATTATCGACAACAAAGTGGAACGATGAGACTCAAGATTGGGATATAAATCCAGATGAATCAGATCTTGCAGATGATGAGATTCCAAAGAAAGATGACGATCATTCTCTCATAACTGGTGGTGCCACATCAACAGAATTTGGCACAGAACATACTGGTGGAGTCCAATCTGGAGCAACAGGAAGTACAGGTCTATCACTAAAAGAAAGACAGGCTTTGTTAAGGGGTGAGAAAATTTATAGAGATGGCGTGGAGATAGATAAAGATGGGCGCCCTGTTTATCAGGGAGATGCCCCATCAACAGAAGTGGGCGGTGGAGGACATGATAATGCTCCAGGAGCAACTCCTGTTGAATCACACGAACAAACCAGTATTAATTGGCAAACTAATCAACATCAAGCAGCACTTGATGCTAGGGATCGAGACATTGCAAGTCGAGGACAAGCGAGGAGAGGTGCGTCAGCGCAAGACGGAAATAAAGCAGAATCAGGCTCTTTGAGAAGAGGGATAAGGAAACTCAGTCCATCACTAGTAACTGGTGGACCTAAATGAGCCACGAAAAGATGAAAAGTTATGATTCGGATGGAATGATATATATAAGACCATCACTTGGTAAATTTGCAAATGACAGTACTAGTTCATTTGTAACTTGTCTTGCAGAGTTTGAAACAATTGAGGAAGCAGATTCATTTAAGGAGAAGTGGTCAAAAGCATCGAATTCAAAAGAAGTTCGTAATTTTCTTTTAGATAAACATGAACTGGATCATCCAGAGTGGTTTAGATTGTCAGGACAACTAAGAGACGACTACATTGATTATTACCACAAGGATGGAGAATGATAGGGAAAAAGGGGAAGACTCCAAATAGACTTGAGTATGAAGAGAATACACCAAAACAAGGGTTCAAGTCTGGAGAACAGTTAAATAAAGAACTCATGGAGGAACATCTAGCCAGGACAAAAGGGAAGACATTGCTAACTACAGGGCTATCATACTGATATGGCACAGAGATATATTGAGGTCAAGGGACCATTCCAAATAAGGAGTAGTGAAGCTGCAAGTAAAGTTGGGGCTGAAGTCTTACGACTTGCCAAGAAACATCCTTATGCAAAGTTCATTCTTCGTGAGAGTACAAGAACGCAGGGATCAGGAAGTGCATATAGTGCTGCATTTAAGACTTTGACTGCAAATAAGATGGGCGACAGGATACATGTTGTCAAAGCAGAGCATGGTAGAGGACGGCTCCATTTAGGTCCACCTTCAAAAGTTCGTGAAGCAAAGATAAAGAAACTGAATGCATTTCATGTTGCAGAGTTTACATTCTCTGGCAAAGTACCTTCTGCAGAATACAAAGCATGGGGTGAAGTTGATAAGAGTATCAGCAAGGAAAAGACTTGGGACCCACTAAGAAGTAAAGCACGACCAACTAGTTTTGGTTTCTCCAGACGGCCTAAAGATGTAAAAAAGTATGTTGGTGGAACTTCAAGTGCAACAAAGAAGATAGATGCCCTGATTGACAGAGTATCGGAATATGGAAGGAGACAGGGAGCAAGGCAAGGTTCTGTAGATGTTGCATTAGAGTATATACGAGACAAGAGCGACGAGTTTGCTGAGACTCAACGATATAACAATCCAAGTGTTGAACCAATACACATGCTCTCTCAAGAGAGACTGACACGGTTGGATCGGCTTCAGAAGAACTATGGCACATCTCAAGTACAAACTGGTAAAGTCAATATAGCTGGTGGAGGACAAAAGAAGATTGTTCCTCAAGTGCCTATACAGACAGATTCAAAGAAACTGTACAGTAGCAATGTCACTACTTCAAGTAAGGCATCTCTACCTCTAAGCGCACTTAAAAGATGGAAGGGAAGAGTTCAAAATGGCAAGATCGAATTGCCTGAATCCCATAAAGGATTACCAGGAACAGGTCACAGAGAAAGTGGAACTTCAACATCCTTTGATCCAGTTGGTGTATCTAATGAGATTGACTCTGCAAGAGAGTTTGATAATGATGCAGTAATGTCAAAGAAAGATGATGCACCTCGTTATCCAACTCAATCCAGCGATAGAGCAGTACATCAAGCAGATCAGAAACCTCTAAAGAATGTCAAACCAGTTAGTGTTCCCGATAGGAAAGCAAAATTTGCTGCAGGTAGTACCACTAATCTAATACGGACAGGAAAGAAGAATACTACTCAGTTCCCTTTTATATCAGAAAGCACAGGCAAAAATCTAATTGTCAATGAATTCAGTAAGTTGACATCTGGATTAACACAATGGGATAAACATAAAGGAGAGTTAGATTCATCCCATAGTATTACTCCTTCAGACGAATTTAAAAAGTCATCCTTTGAATCTCCAGATATTGCATCCGCAGATAAAGGTGGAGGCGGTAATATGCAAACTCATACAGATGAGTATATTGACACCAAAGCACAAGGGATGGCTGATGACATGGCAAATATAGAGAAACAACCGTGGTTAATTGATAGTGTTACGGTTGGAGATACTAAAAAAGCAACTAAGACTACTACCATGACTGATGTCCTGTATGGGGATGGACAAAGTAAAGAGTATAATCCAACAACTGGAACACAAGATAAGGCTCCCTCTTCAACCTCACCTAGTCATGTAGGTGATCCAATTGAACCGTACAAGAAAAAACTCGCTGACCTACCACCAGGAGTAAGAAAAACAAAAAAGACAGTTAGTCCTGAAAGGAAACTACAACAAAGAATATCCGATTCGGGCAACAATATAGAGATAAAGAAAAATGC